CTACTCTTACAGGTCCAAACGTTGCAAACACTTTAGCAACACAAGCGGATCTTAACGAGACGTCTTTAGAGCAGTCAATGATTGACATCTCTAAATTCACTGACGAGAGAGGCTTAAGAATTGCAGCTAGAGGACTAAAAATGATAGTCCCTTCGGAGAATCAGTTCACAGCTGAGAGATTATTAAAGTCTCAAGGTAGAACTGGAACAGCTGACAATGATATCAATGCAATCGTTTCTATGGGAATGGTTCCTCAAGGATACAGAGTGAACAATTACCTAACAGATTCTGATTCATTCTATATCATGACAGACGTGCCAAACGGCATGAAAATGTTCACAAGAGCTCCATTGACAACTGCAATGGAAGGTGACTTCGATACTGGAAACGTTAGATACAAAGCTAGAGAAAGATACTCATTTGGAGTATCTGACTTCAGAGGTATCTATGGCGTAGAAGGTGCGTAATCAATAAATTTTATGGGGCCGCCTTAAAACGGCCCCATTAGAAAGACAAAAAGTTATAATGAGGTATGATTGAAATAAAAAATTTTTTAACAGAAAAAACCTGCAAAGATTGTATTGATTTTTTTAATAAAAATTATTCTAAAACAAAAATTTTTCGTAAAAGAAAAAAATTAGATTTATTAAATTTAACAAAAATAAATGTAAAAATAAAAAAATTAATAGACAAATATAGCAAAATATATCCTGGTTATAATATTAGTAATTTTGAAATATTAAAATGGCCCGTAGGAGAGTATCATGATTGGCATACTGATACTATTTATTATGATAAAACAACAATAACTTATTTGAATAAAGATTATAAAGGTGGTAGAACTACAGTTGATAATTATACTGTTGAACCAGAAACTGGTAAGATTATATTATTTGATTCTGGTATAAGACACAAAGTATCTCCACTAATAGAAGGTGAGAGATATGTAATTTTAGTTTGGTATAATTTAATAAAAAGAGAGGAATTATGAAAAAATTTAGAGTTCAAATATTTGCATATCAATTAAAAACAGATTTTATTATCGAGTCTTTAGACGGTCCCATAGATATAGAAAATGCTATCATTGACAAGTTGGGAAAAAATGATATAAAGTGGGAACATCTTGGAGAAATGCATGATCCAAGAGTAAACAGAATAACCTATGAGGAGGTTATAGATGGAGGCGATAATGCAACAACTGGAGACCCTTTACACAAAGAAGAAGGGATTAGATCTTCAATGGGAGCAGGAGCATCTGAAAGAGGGTAAATATACTCTCGATATGGTTAAGATTGACAGAAAAGTCAGAGAAGTTATTAGCCAGATCAAACTTGCAGAAGCAGAAAAAGCTAATGCACAAAATAAAATAGATGATGCGGCTCCTCAAGTTTCTGTAGCTACTTAATAAAAAGCTACATCGTTGGAAAAATTCAATCCACATTACAGGCTCTCTTGCGCTCTAATCAAAACTAGTATATAAATTTATCACTATACATTTATTTAGAATACAGACGCGTATAGTCGACGGCCTAGAGACTGTATTCGGGAAACTAGGAGGATATAAACATGGCACAAACTACATTTTCAGGACCAGTAAAATCTTTAAGAGGATTTGTTACTGCAGGACCTGACGCGGTTGTAAACATCACAGCGGAAACTACTTTAACTTTTGCTGCTCACGCAGGTAAAGTTATTAAAGTAAATGATGCAGATGGTGCAATCACACTTCCAACAATCAAAGCAGATAGCAAAGGTGCTACAGCTGGACAAGACGACCCTAATGCAAACAACCAATTAGGTGCGGTCTACAAATTTTTTGTAGGCACAGATTGTACAGATTGCGATATTAAAACTGACGGAACTGACAAATTTGTTGGTCACGCAACAGTTGTTAACGTTGCAGACGGTACGAACAGTTCATTTGCGCCGGCAGCATCAAACGATGTTATCAGCATGAATGGTGGAACTACAGGTGGAGACAAAGGTAGTACAATTACTATTACTGCACTTGAAGACAATGTATATTTAGTAGAAGCAATGTTGATCGGTACAGGTACTGAAGCAACACCTTTTGCAGATAGTTAATAATTAAACTCGGAGCGCCTGGTGATGCAGGCGCTCTTGAAAAGGAGGAAACATGGCAGACACAGTATTAAATACAACTGTATTTGACGGAGCAAGAAAACTTATCACCCACTTCAATGTGGTTTCAGACGGAACAGGAAGCACAACTAAAATAGTTGATGTTTCAGGTTTAGCATCAAACAATGGTAAAACTTGTAAGACTGTAAGATTAAACAAAGTTAGATTTAATGTTTCAGTTACAGCACCAGCTGATGCAATTCGTTTGCAATGGGATGCAACAACAGATGTTGTATTTCAAACTTTAGCAGGTGAAATGGAATTTGATTATAGCGACTTTGGTGGCTTAGCAAATACCGAAGCATCAGGTTTTACAGGTGATGTTAATCTTGTTTTACCAGCTTGCACATCTGGAGACACTGGAACAGTTGTTTGTGAATGGACTAAAACTTACGAGTCCTAGGAGTTTAAATGGCTAATACTACTTCAGGAACGACAACGTTCGATAAAACTTTTGCTATTGAGGAAATAATAGAAGATGCTTTCGAACGTATTGGATTAAATTCTGTAGCAGGTTATCAACTTAAATCTGCTAGAAGATCTCTTAATATTCTATTTCAAGAATGGGGTAATAGAGGTATTCACTATTGGGAGGTAGGTTCTACTAATCTAGATCTAATAGAGGGTCAGGCAGACTATGATTTTTTTAGATCTAGTGATGATGGAACGTCAGCCACAACTACAGATCCAGCAAGTGTATTTGGAATGTCCGATGTTCTTGAAGCACAATTAAGATCTAATAGAACTCAGACAACACAATCCGATAGTCCGATGACAAAAGTAGATCGATCTACATATGCAGGATTCTCAAACAAATTATCTAAAGGAACACCTAATCAGTATTGGGTAGAAAGATTTATAGATAAAGTTACAATACATATCTATCCAACACCAGATTCAACTAATGCATCTAAAGATATGCATTTCTTTTTTATAAAAAGAATACAAGATGTTGGAGATTACACTAATGCAACTGATGTGCCTTTTAGATTTGTGCCTTGTATGGTATCAGGACTTGCATATTATTTAGCACAAAAATACCAACCAAACTTAATTCAACCAATGAAACTTGCTTATGAAGATGAATTTGCAAGAGCATTGGCAGAGGACGGATCAGCTTCGAGCACACACATTACGCCTAAAGCTTACTATCCGGGAACATAATGGCAAAGTACGCAACAGGTAAATACGCAAAAGCAATATCAGATAGATCAGGTATGGAGTTTCCGTACAAAGAAATGGTCAGAGAATGGAATGGTGCGTTTGTGCATGTATCTGAATTTGAACCAAAGCAACCACAATTAGAACCAAAACCTATGAACGGTGATTCTATATCTTTAAGACATGTAAGACCTGATAGAATAGAAACTTCTGTTCCTAAATTGTTACCATTAAATGCGTTTACAACAACAAATGGATCTGCAACAATTAGTGTTAATGAACCAGATCATGGTAGATCAACTGGAGATACTGTTAGATTTAGAAATGCTGAAGTTGTTGGTGGAGTTGCTGCAGCAACAATAAATTTAGCTGCAGGATACACAATTACAAAGACAGATGCTGATAATTATACCTTTGCAACTGGCACAACATCTAGTATAACTGAAATAGGAGGAGGCGGTTTTGCATCAGCAGGACCAGTAACAGTAACGGCATGATTAAAAAAATTAAAAACTTTTTTTGTAATTTATTTGGTATTAAACAATGTGCATGTCCAGAAGATATGGATGAACATGCAGAATTATATTTAAAAACACCAGAACCAGATGTACCCGTTTACACAGAAAACTCAATCGATAAACCAAAACATTGTTCAGGACACACTAGATTTAGAAAATCTTGTTCTCTTTGTCAGGAGATAGTAGTATAATGGCTGGATTAAGCGCATCAGGATTAAAAACACAAATTAGAAGTTATACTGAAACAGACTCTAATGTATTAACAGATGCTGTTTTAGAAAATATAATATTAAATGCACAATATAGAATTTTTAGAGATGTGCCTATTGATGCAGATAGAAAACAACAATTAGGTAATTTTGTTGCTGGACAAGAGTCTATCAACTGCCCTGCAGGAGCAGTGTTCATTAGAGGTATACAAGTTTACGATACGGCAGGATCAGAGATTACAGGAGCTAACAGATGGCTAGAGAAAAAAGATGTAACATATCTTCAAGAGTATCAGGACGTTACAGGAACATCAGCAGCGCAAGGTCAACCTAAATATTATGCTATGTTTGGTGGAGC